AAGAACATAAGTGTGCACATATTTTGGCTCTTAATAATGGTAATTTTGCAGCTCAGCCTAATAACCGCCTTTTGTGGCATGTTAATAGTTACACTGTTGATAACAGTTGGCCAGACTATAAAGTTCAAACTACTTATTGGGATGCAGAAGATAATGAAATGGTAACAGAAGATACAGATAATATGTTTTATAATATGGAGAATAAAAATGCAGATAAGTCGTAATTTTAGTTTATCAGAATTAATTAAATCAGACACGGCTATTAGATTAGGTATAGACAATAATCCTAATGCAGATCAAATAGAAAAATTAAAAGGTTTGTGTGAAAATATATTACAACCAGTACGTGACCACTTTGGAAGAGTTACTGTTACTAGTTGTTTTCGTAGCCCTGAGTTATGTGTAAAAATAGGTAGCAGTTTAAATTCACAACATACTAAAGCTGAGGCTGCGGACTTCGAATGTTTGGGTACGAGTAATGCTGAAGTCTTTGATTGGATTAAAAAGAACCTTCAGTATGATCAAATGATTCTTGAATTTTTTACTCCAGGTGAACCAAATTCAGGTTGGATTCATTGTAGCTATGTATCTGATAAACCTAGAAAACAATTGTTGAGAGCATTTAAAGAAGATGGTAAAACAAAATATAAACCTGTAATAGGAGATGCAAAGGACCTATGAGAAAAAAAGATCCAAAAATAGGAACTGGAAAAAAACCAAAAGGATCAGATAGAAGACTTTATACTGATGAAAATCCAAAAGACACTGTAAGAATAAAATTTGCTACACCAGCAGATGCTAGAACTACAGCTGCAAAAGTAAAAAAGGTAAATAAACCTTTTGCAAGAAAAATACAAATTTTAACTGTCATGGAACAAAGAGCTAAAGTTATGGGTAAATCAGGGGTAGTAAATATTGCAAAAAAAGCCAAAGAATCCATTCGTAGAAGCCGTAAGGTCTAGAACATTTCGTCTAAGAGTGCTATTATCTAAGAAGTTGTACAACCGCAAAAAGGAGAAGTTATACACTCTCAAAGCGGCCGCTAAAAAGGAGGATTGATGGCAAAACAAGGACCATGTTGGGACGGATACGTTCAAAAAGGAATGAAGAAAAAAGGTAATAAGATGGTACCTAACTGTGTTCCTGCAGGTAAGAAAGTAATGAAAGCTGCAATGGGCAGAGCTGCATTCTCAGAAACAACCTCAAAAGCTCCTGGAACAAGAATGAAAGAAGAGCCATATATTGGTTCTTATATGCATTCAGAACTTGCTGGAAAAAAAGTTAACAATAAGTCTTTAGTGAAATACTATGGACCATTATTAAAAGGATTTAAAAATGGCTGATAAAAAAGGATTACAAAAAATAGGATTACAAATACCAAAAATAGTTTTGAAAGCTGCAGGTAATGATCCAAAAAGATTAAAAAAAATTAGAGATTTATTTGGTAAGAAAAAACAACTTAAATTTCCTGGTATGAAAATAGGTGGTGATGCCAAAAACAAAGACAGACTTACTGAAAGTGATATTAAAAAAGCTAAAACGATGATTAAAAGTCCAAGAGATAAAGCTTTAGATGTTTCAAAAAAAACAATGGCTATTTTAAAAGGAGCAAGAGACTTTTATTCTGCATATAAAAGAGATGAAGCAAAAGTTCAAAAGAAAATGGGTGGTGGTGTTGCTAAAACTGCAGGAGCACAATCAGCTTTGGGTAGATTAGAAAAATCTGGAATGAAGATGAACAAAGGTGGTGATGCAAAAATTAAAAAAGTAATATCAGGTTTACACAAAGCATCAGCTTTACATAAGGGACAGGCAAAATCTTTAGAGTCTGTTGTTAAAAAATCTACTGGTGGTATGGCTGATTATTATAAGGATATTATTTAATGGCAACATCAGGAACTACAGCTTTTAATTTAAATATTGATGATATCATACAAGAAGGATATCAAAGATGTGGGGTAAGAACTAATTCTGGTTATGATTTAAGATCAGCAAGAACGAGTTTGAATTTATTATTTGCAGAGTGGGGTAATAGAGGTATTCATCTTTGGAAAGTAGAACTTGATGAAAAAACATTAGTTGCTGGCACAGCGACATATACAGTTGCAACAGACGTAAGTGACGTATTAGAAGCTTTTATATCTACAACATTATTAGCCGATGATAGTTCTACAACTCAAGATGTTTCTCTTACAAAAATTGATAGATCAACATATGCTGCAATTCCAAATAAATTATCTACTGGAACACCGTCTCAATATTATGTTGATAGACAGACAACACCAAAAATAAGTTTATATCAAGCACCAGATGCAGGAACTTACAAAGCTTTAAAATATTACGTCTTAAAAAGAATTGAAGATGCAGGTTCTTATTCTAATCAAGCAGATGTTGCTTATAGATTTTTACCATGTATGGCAGCAGGATTAGGTTATTATCTTTCTATGAAAATTAATCCACAATTGGTGCAACAAAATAAAATGATTTATGAAGATGAACTTAAAAGAGCTTTAGATGAAGATGGTCAAAGAACTTCTACATTTATTACACCACAATCTTTTTACCCTAACGGATCAGGAGCATAATGGCTAAGTACGCAACAGGTAGACACTCAAAAGCTATATCTGATAGATCAGGTATGGAATATCCATATTCAGAAATGGTAAAAGAATGGAATGGTTCTCTTGTTCATTATTCAGAGTTTGAACCTAAACAACCACAAATTAGAAGAAGAAGAGTTACTGCAGATGCTATCGCTTTACAAAACCCTAGAGTAATGAAATTTCAACAACCAATACAGCCTTTTATAAATAATAATACAAGCGATGCTACAATTACTAGTTCTGGAGGTGCATCAGTTTGTGTTGCAAATTTAAGTTTACCTGGGCAATTTGCATTCAGAACACAAGAATTTAAAATAGTAAGAAATGATGTAACAACAATAATGCAGTCTATGATACCTGAAGACCCATCAATACAAAACATAAGAAGACAAGCTAATTTAGCAGTAGGGAAAGTCGAGGTTAATATAACATAATGGCAATATCACATTCAGCATTTTTAACACAAGTACGAGATTATACAGAGGTAGGTAGTTCTGTATTATCTGATTCAATTATTCAAGAATTTATAAGAAGCGTGGAATTAGATATTGCAGGAAAAGTAGACTATGATGACACTAGAAAATATGCAACATCAACCTTTACAGCTGGAAACAGAGCTGTTTCTATGCCCTCTGATGTTCTTATATTAAGATCTGTCGAACATCTTACATCTGGAGGGGTCAGAACTTTTTTAGAAAAAAGAGATTCAAGTTTTATATCTGAGTTTAACGGAGCAGGAACACAAGGAACGCCTAAATATTTTGCTAATTATGATGCTTTTAATATTATAGTAGCTCCTGTGCCAGCTGCAGCAGATACAGTACAAATAAATTACATTAAAGATCCACCTGAATTTACTTCGACTAACCAAACGTTTTTAGCTAAATATCAAGAATCAATGTTGTTACATGGTGTCCTAACTGAGGCATATAGTTTTTTAAAAGGGCCCGACAATCTATACAACCTGTATAAAGGTAAGTATAATGAAGAATTACAAAATTTTGCCCTACAGCAAATGGGTAGAAGAAGACGTGCGGAGTATGACGATGGAGTACCAAGAATAAAAGTACCATCACCATCTCCAAACAATTAAATTTAAAAAGGAGGCCATAATGGCAATAACAACTAACGCAATATGCAATTCTTTCAAAAAAGAATTGTTAGAAGGAGCTCACAAATTTCAAGCAGCTCCTAACGGAAGCACTTACAAACTTGCAATGTTTACTAACGGAGCAACTTTAGGAAAATCAACAGTTGGATACGCAACAAATCCAGGTGGTGGATCAAACACTGAAGTAACTTCTCCATCTGGTTACACTGCTGGAGGAAAAGCTTTGGTAAATACGGGCACATCTTTAGCAACAAACACAGCTATCACAGATTTTTCTGATCTGTCTTTTGTTGGAGTAACTTTGACAGCAAGAGGTGCTTTAATTTACAATACAACAACTGCTGGTGGTTCGAGCACTACTGATGCAGTAGCTGTATTAGATTTTGGCGGAGATAAAACTGCAACGTCTGGAACTTTTACAATTCAGTTCCCTGCGTTCACAACTTCGGCTGCTATATTAAGAATAGCGTAATTTAAGGTCCTGAAGCTATGGCGGATTTAACTTATACTGTAACCGTAGCTTCAGGAAACCTATATGGTGGTGGAACGGGTAATGTTTTTTACCTTGATGGTGCAAGAAATTCCACTGGACCCGGCACTGTAAGTTTTGTTCAAGGCGGAACAATAAGATTTGAACAAAGTGATTCATCTAATGATAATCACCCATTAATTTTTTCTACTGACACAAACACATCAAACATAATTTCTTCTGGAGTTACTTATTACCTTGATGGCTCAAGTAACCAAGCAGGTTACACGAACACAACCACTTTTAATGCTGCAACTACGAGATATGTTGAAATAACTCCGTCATCTAATACAGACTTCTTTTATCTATGTTATGTACATGGTTCCGGTATGGGTGGAATTTTTGATGTTACATCAACTACTTGGGGTGCATTAGATTGGTCTGAAGGATTGTGGGGACAACAAGGATTTGTAAATGCTGCAGTAACAGGTACTGCATTAACTAGTGCTATTGGTAATGAATCATTCGATGCAGATGCTAACGTAACAGTTTCAGGAATTGCACTTACATCTTCTGCTGGAAATGCTCTTGGTTTTTCTTTACATGAAGAAGCAGTAACAGGTCAATCTGCGAGTTTATCGGTAAGCTCAGTAGTTGCAGGAACTGGAGATATTGTAGGACTATCAAGTGCAGGTCAACTAGCATCATCTATTGGTTCTGTAACTGCAGAAGGTATTATTGAAATTGGTTGGGGTGGAGATGCTTGGAATATAAATGCTTGGGGATCATTACAACCATTTTTACTACTAACTGGACAGTCATTAACAACAGCTATTGGATCTGAAAGTGTTACAGCAAACGCAGACGTATCTGTAACAGGTTCTTCTTTAACTATTTTTCAAGGTGAAGATATTTCTGGTACTTCACATACGGAGGCTGTTACAACTGCTGGTTTATTAACATTCTCAATGGGCACTGACACTATTGGAATTGGTGTACCAATAACAGGTATTGCATCTACAATGTCAGCAGGACAAACAACTGTTGATCCAACATTCTTAATTGGTGAAGGATGGGGAAGAGATACTTATGGAAACTTAGGTTGGGGTGTAAATTATTCTGCAATAAATACTGCAGGTCTTGCTTTAACTTCATCTATAGGAAACGAAACTGTAACTACTGATGTTACTTTCTCAGTTTCAGGACTAGCACTTTCAATGACTTTTGGAGTCTACTCAGTAACTGCAGATGCTGATTTATCAATTACAGTTTCTGAACACACAATGACTTCTGCAATAGGAACGCAGAGTCTAGTACAAACAACAAATGAGACAGCCACAGGGCAGGCATTAGCAATGTCCACAGGTTCTGTTATAGCTGGTACAAGACAAGATGTACCTGTTACAGGCACTGCTTTAAGTTTATCACTTGGAAATCAATCATTAGTACAAACAACTACTGAAGCTGTTTCAGGACAGTCATTAACAACAAGTATCGGCACAATTACGCAGTTACCTCAAGTATTAGTAGGTGTTTCAGGTATTGCAATGACTATGTCATTAGGAGAAGAAGGCACGCAATCTAACGCAAATGCTTTCCCAACAGGCATATCCTTGACAAGTTCAGTAGGCAGCCCTAATATAACACCATGGCAAGAGGTTGACCTTGGTGTCAATAATACTTGGACTACAGTTGATTTGGCTGCTTAATAAATGTATAATCAAAGTAATTAAGGAGAATTTTTATGGCATCAACATATTCTAGTGATCTGAAAATAGAATTGATGGCTACTGGTGAAAATGCCGGTACTTGGGGAACAAAAACAAATACTAATTTAAATTTAGTTCAGCAAGCTATTGCAGGATATCAAGCAATTGATGTTGCATCATCTGATGTAGCTCTTGCAATGACAGATGGAACTATTTCAAACGCAAGAAACGCTACTTTAAAATTAACTGGAACTTTAGCTGCTAACAGAACAGTTACTGTGCCGAATAGTATTGAAAAAGTTTATAATGTAATTGATGGAACTGACCACGCAGGTTACACACTAACTTTTAAAACAGTAGGTGGAACAGGAATTTTACTTTGTGAAGGTAATTGCTATGTTCTTTACGCAGATGGAACTAATGTTGAAAAAGCAAACGAATACAGAAAATGGAGAACTGTTACTGCAGCAGAAACTGTTCAAGCAGGAGCAAAACTTTTTGTAGATACAAATGGCGGTGCTGTAACAATTACACTCCCCGCTTCACCAGCTAATGGAGATGAAGTGCATTTTGCAGATTCAAGATTTACTTTCGATTCAAATGCATTAACTGTTGGAAGGAATAGTTCTAAAATTGTAAATGCATCAGCAGATTTAGTGGTAAACACAGAGGGTGCATCTTTTGGACTTGTTTATTCAGGTTCAGACGTAGGGTGGACTTATACGGAGAAATAATAGATGGCAACATACGAAGCTACAAAATACGACTTCGATGGTGCTGCTATTACAGGCATTCAAGGTCTATCTACTGGCACAATCATACCTTGGTCAACTAACTCAGCTCCAACAGGTTATCTTGCATGTGATGGAGCAGCAGTATCAAGAAGTACGTATTCTGCATTATTCGCAGTGATTGGAACTAGTTATGGTTCAGGTGATGGTGCATCTACTTTTAATGTACCTGATTCTCAGGATAGAAACATTAAATCCGTAAGTAATAACTCAAACGTTGGAACAACTGGAGGAGCAAACACAGTTTCAGCTAACTCGGGAAACTTAGCTAACCATACCATTACTACTTCTCAAATGGGTAACCATACTCACTCAGTGGGCTCTATTGGAGACAATGCTGACTACACTCTTAACAGTGGAAATGGAAACAGAGCAAGAAGAACTTCAG